TACCCAATTTAGTACTTGGACTACTTGTACCAATACCTACATTACCACCACCTTGTTGTAATATTAATGGTATATATGCTGATGTACTTCTATTATATGAAATAATATATGATGAACCAGTATTAAAACCAAACTCTAATCCTTCTACACCTGCATTACTTACACAAAATTTATCTGCTGGGTTTGTAGTACCAATACCTACTCTACCTCCTGAGGTAATTCTCATTCTTTCAGTATTGCTACCTACTTTAAAATACATATCACCACCTACTGATGATGTGCCTGAACCTGTATTAATAGAAGCATAAGCAACAGTTGAAGCATTACCAAAGAAAATAGTACCTTCTTCATTTGTACTGTTTGTTATAATACTTAAACCTGCATTTCTACCAAATAGATATAAGTTACTTTGATTTGTATAATATGTTTGAGCAGTTGTACTTACTGGAGTATCACTATTGTATGATTTAACAATAGTTTGTGAACCAACTAAATTAGTTGAAACAGGACTAGCAGTATTTATTCCAACATTAGTTCCATTATCAAATATTAAGCTATTGCCTATGGTTGATGTGCCTGTAAATTTAGTTAGATAGTTTGTAGTACCTGTTCCTGTTACAGGGTTGGTTAAAGCCGATTGCTTAGAGTTAAAAGTTGTCCAATCAGCACTTGATAAGAAACCTGCTTGTGAAGCACTTGATTGTTGTATTGAAAATACACCAGTAGTGTTATCGTATAATAAAGGACTTGTAGCACTTAAAGAACTTAAATTTATACCACCCAAACCAGCTAAGGTATATGTAGGGATATTTAAAGTATTAGAAATAAAAGTACTTGCACCGCTATTACTAGTAGTTGTTAATGTGATTGCAGATTGTTTAGCGTTCCAAGTTGTTGCACTTGCTATATATGCATCAGCTAAATCAGTTGTTAAATGTAATTCATCAAGTAAAGTAACTCCACCTGTAATACTTGCAGCGTTACCACTTCCACTTGACTTAACCACAGTTAAAGCCTCACCAGCACCACCTTTTGTGATAGATGCAGCAACTCCACTTCCACTCGCGTGATTAATTACTAAATCAGCAGCAGTTAAACTATGCGTTCCTAAATTTACGTTTTGTGTCGCACCAGTATAAGGCACTAATCCACTTATTGATGGGATACTTGGGAAGGTTACTAATGAACCATCACCTGCTACATATTGACTACTAGCACCAGCAAAACCAATATTAATATTACCACTTGTAGTAACAGGACTTCCTGTGATAGAAAGTGCAGCTACCGATTCGGTAATGCCAACTGATGTTACAGTTCCTACATATTGGTCAGCACTTGATATAGTAAAGTTAGGATAGGTACCAGTTATTGTTGTAGTTCCACCTTGAGTTAATGCTACTACTTGGTCAGGAGCAGTATTAGTAATAGTGAAATTAGGATAAGTTCCTGTTGCACTAATTCCTGTACCACTTGTTAAAGCTACAGTTTGGTCTGGAGCTGTGTTAGTGATTGTAAAGCTAGGGTAAGTTCCACTAGTAGATATACCAGTAGAAGCCGTTAAGCTAACAGTTTGGTCAGGTGCCGAGTTTGTTATAACACCACTTGTAGAGTTATAACTTATTCCTGTACTACCTGAGATACTTGCTCTTGCTCTTGTATCGGTATAGTAAAGGTTTGTACCCTCACTAATATTAGAAGTAGTTAAACTAACTGCTCCTGTAAATCCGTTTACACTAACTACCGCATCCGTATTGTCTACCTTCTCCCATTCAGTACCTTGGTATATAACCCAATCACCTACTTGCCAATCGGTAATGCCGTTTAAGTTAGTTGTACCTGCAACAGATACGATATAATAATTACCAGCAGTTCCTACGCTACTTGTTAAAGTAGGAGTATTAGTACTAGCATCCCAAGTTCCTTTATAAATTGAACCACCAATTAAACCATTAATTTGGTTTTGTACCTTACCAAAAGCAGTTAAGATAGAATCAGTATCAGCTATTGTGCCACCAGTTATGTTTACACCAGTTAAAACCTTGCCTGTTACAGCAGAGTTAACTAAAGATGGACTTGCATAAGTGCCACTTAATTCACCTCCAGCAGCTATGCCTTCGATAGTTGTTAAGTAAGTAGAGTTGTCATAAGAAACAGTTGTTCCTGTAACCTTAACAAACCCTGTTCCGTTTAATGCGTTTTGTTTGCCATTAAAGGTTGACCAATCTGTAGAAGTTAATAAACCATTAACAGAGCTAGTTGCAGTTGGTATTGCGGTTTGACTTGCAGCAGTTACTAATCCTTTAGCGTTTACTGTTATAGTAGGAACGCTAGTTGATGAACCATAAGCTCCTACGTTAGTATTAACTGTTGCTAATGTTAAGGTAGTATCAGAACCAGTAGTTCCAGTACCAGTTACATCACCTATAAAAGATAATGAACCTGAAGGAATAGATACAGCAGTTGTTGTTAACGCTGTAATTAAACCTTTGCCATTGACAGTTATAACTGGTATAGCAGTAGAAGAACCAAACGTTCCTGTGTTTGCGTTAACAGTAGCTAATGTCAAAGTAGAACCTGCACCTACCACAGAACCAGTACCACCTGTTACAGTAATATCAGTACTTGTTAAGTTGCCTAATGTTAAAGCGTTTTGTTTACTATTAAAAGTAACCCAATCTGCACTACTTAAATAACCATTTGTAGATGCACTAGATTGAGAGATAGAAACTACCCCACTAGTAACACTAATAGGAGCTGTGCCACTTATAGCAGCTTGTGCTCTTGCGGTTGTAAAGTAAAGGTTTGTGCCTTCACCTATATCTGTTGTGCTTAAGGTAGTAGAACCACCTAAAGCCACAGTCTTTGAGTTTATAGTAACTGAATCGTTAAATAAACTTGTATTAGGAATATCATCTAAAGCGATGATGCCAGTTGTATTAGAATAAACCACACCTGAAGCAGAACTTCCACTTATAGAAAATCTTGCTCTTTGCTCAGTAAAATATAAATTAGTGTTCTCAGTTACTTGTAAAGTATTATAATCACCACTTGTAGCTACAACAGCACCAGTTCTACCGAATACTGAAGTAACTGCATCTGTGTTATCATCAGTCCAGTTAGCAGTAACAGTTCCACCATCTTGTTGGTTTAGTGTTAAAGTCTTTGTAGTAGTTCCTGTAACAGCAGCACTAACAATAGAATCGTTATAGGCTGTATCCCAAGTAGCTTGTTTAGTAGTTGTAGGTATTGCATATCCAGCAGTTGTGCTGAATACACCAGTAGTATTCGTATAGGTTAAGCCTGTAGCTGTAGAGCTTAAAGCTGTCAAAGGAATATAAAAAGATGGGTTAGAAGCTAGATAATAAGTTGAGTTATCATAGCTTATTGTAGTTCCACTAATCTTAACAAAACCAGTACCATTTAAGGCAACTTGTTTAGCGTTAAAAGTAGACCAATCGGCAGAACTTAAAGCACCACGATTAGTAGCACTTGCAGTAGGAACGTTTAACGTTATTACTGGAGTAGTAGTACTATTAGCAACAGTTGAAGTTAGATCAGTTCCAGTAGTCCCTATTGTAAGGGCTGAAACATTAGTTACAGTACCTACAAAAGTTTCCGTATTGTTTACCCAAGAAGTACCATTATACACTAAGGCTTGTCCACTAACTGGACTAGTTATAGTAACCCCTGCTAATTGAGTTAAGGTGTAATCACCTTCGGCAGCAACCACATTACCTGTTCTACCAAACACACTATAAACGCTTGTAGGTAACGGATAGGCTCCTGAAGGGGCCTCAATCGTAATTGGATACTCGGTAACATTAATGTCAATCGTAGTACTTGTAATTGTTATTTCTGTGCTCATTATATATTTGTAATATCTTGGTAAACAATGAAGTTGCCCCAGATATATGTTTTAATATTAGTATTAGAAAATTTAACAGCCATATCGTAAACATAGTTACCAGCAGCTAAGTTGATGTCTTTGTTAATGGTAATCATATTGTTATTTACCCCACCTACTGTGATTCCACCACCACTTTCGGTTAATGTAAGTTCGACAGTAGAAGAATTTATTGTCTTTCTAATCTCAATTTCAACAGCAGCAGTACTTAAGTCAATAGGCACAGTATTGGCAGTCAAAAGGAATATCTGACTCCAAGTATTAGTTTTCCAAATAGATATATTGTATTGAGCTGGTCTAAAATCAGCGTTGGTGCTTATGCAGGACATTCTTTATAATTTTTACAAATTTAATCAATTATTAAATAAGTCTATCTAATCCACTTTCCCATTGGACAAGCATTGCCACCAACAGGTGAAAACACCTTGCCAGATGTAGCACATTTACACTTGCCACAATAGTCTAATACCTTGCCTTGTACCCAATATTCACATTCAATACAAGTAGATAATCTCTCTTTTGCTATGAATTTTTGGTCATCTGTAGGGTTAAACATTCTAGCATAAGACCTTAATATTTCTTCTAGTTTAGTCATTTAGTTTAAATAAAATCATACACTTATCGTTATAATGAGGATAGCCTTCCTTGCAATCTTCATTGATTAGGTAGATAGGGTTAAGGTAAAAAGGATGTATCATTAGGTTTATACACTTCCATCTTCCGTTGTCTATATCAGGGTTTTTATCCCATTTGGTAAATGATGTGGCTAATAGATACCTAGAACCACTCTCTTTCGCATTCTTAATGGCCTTAATGACATTATCGTTAGAAAGGTGTCCTAGACAATCCCTTGTAAAAATTAGGTCAACCTTGGGCAGTATATCGCTTGTGATGTCTAACACCTTAAATTCCTTGCTTGGGTAGATAACTCTATTAGTATCTATAATGGCTGGTACAATATCAGCTCCTATGTACTTTATACCATCAAAATTAATAGTACTCATCCAGTTCATATCTCCACAGGGTATATCTAAAATAGACTTAATTCCAAACTTATCTATTAGGATAGGTAATTCAGCCCTAATCTTTTCTGTGCTTTTTAGTTCACTTCCTGGGCCACTTTTACTTTCAGCTGATTGCCAAAGGTTTTTCTCGTAAATGTCTGTAAATGTTTCTTTAAGCATATTATAGTATTGATTTTTTAGCAACTTCACAAATCTCTTGCCAATAGTAAAAGGAAGCCTTATTAGGACTTACGACAATATTATCACCATATGGCAACTTATTAGCATATGAGCCTTTGTGGAACATACCTAAATCAGGGCCACATACACCTGAATTATGTAAAACAGTATATTTTAGTGCGTGGTCATAAGGACTGGTTACCCATCCAAAATCCATCCTTGGATCTACTCTTGTTTCGTGACCTGCTAACCAAGCATTATAAAGCAAACTCCACATACCTGCAGTCCACTTTTGTATAGGGTAGTCGTGTTCGTCAACCTGCTTATATAAATGCTCTGTTTCGCAGAAATGCTTGTATAGTTTTATGCTATCTAATTCTACCTTATTCCAAAAATCATAGGTAGTATTTTTGACTATGTACTGAGCACCTCCACTATTGTTATTCATAAGCTTCGGTATTAGCGTAGAGATGCCTATAATTTCGCACATCTTTTCGTAAACCTCATAACCCTTGCTTGTAACATAATCGTAGTTAATATAGCTGTTTGTGTCGCTTAGATACCAAGTATTACCCTTCTCCATTGCAGCAAAATCTGGAGTCTTAGTAAATATTATATCTGAATCGTGAAGATAAAGTATATCATACTTAACATCATCCCTTAGGATATGTTGTTTAAGTAAATGGAAGTATATAGAAGGTGCATAGCCTTTGTCTTCTCTTGTATCTTGGTAGAAAAAGAATCTGACAGTATTGTAATGGTTGGCTAGTTTAACCCAAGTTTCAGGTACGTGGCCAACAATGCCACATACAATATCTATTTTATTAGGGTTAATTCCGTGTTTTTTAAAGTTGTTAATTACAACTTCTACTTGCCAGGTATAGTAATCAGTAGCAGGTTGACAGCAAACATATCTCATTGGTTTTAGTTTTATCTTTTGGTTTCGATAATATATAGGTTTTCATAATTAAATACAATCTAAACAGTCCTCGTTTGCAGTACAAGATGTATTACAATCAGTAACTGACAATAAACCAAAAATAACTGTAATGCTAGTCCCTTCTGTTAAACAATTAGTTTGTACTACCCCAGGTTCAATATTTCTAGTTACAGTAGTCCCATCTGAACATCTTGAATAAGAATAGCTACCAGTTGCTCCACCTTCATTATACACAGACCAACATTCGCAACTTGGAGGAGCTGTAGTTGTAGTGGTTGTACTAGTAGTTGAGGTAGTAGTTGAGGTAGTTGTAGTAGTAGTAGTAGTAGTAGGACATCCTGTAAAACCTGTAGGAACAATTAAATCTTTTACTCCACCTGGATCAGTAGTATATATTCCAACAATTCTATAAGTATCTATTGGGGATACTGTTTCAACTCTTTCATTAATAACAAATGTTCCTGCTATATATTGCTCTGAAGTTTTATGTGTAGTTAAATTACTACAAAGTAATAAATCATACCATTCATATGCTACAGTTGTAGTTGAAGTCGTTGTTGATGTAGTTGTTGTAGGACAAGAAGAACAAGCAGCTTGAGCTGTTGCTGAACTTGTAGTTCCATTCTTTTTATAATATCTTACTTGACCACTACTAGCTACCCAAAAATAACCGTCATTTGTAATTTCACTTAAAATACCTGATGAAGTAATTGTTGTAGATGAACAAATATCAGTTCCACTACCATTAAATGTCCAAGTACCATAACTTAGCCCATCACAACTACATGCACTCGCATCGCTAAAATCACTCATGCAAGCAGTAAAAGGAGGCTTCGTAGTAGTTGTTGTAGTTGTTGTAGTTGTTGTAGTTGTTGTAGCTGGGCAACTATAACAAGCAGCTTGTGCTGTTGCTGAGCTTGTAGCACCATTCTTTTGATAATATCTCACAATACCACCACTAGCTATCCAAAAGAAACCATTATTTTCAATTTCAGATAATATACCTGTTGATGTAATTGTTGATGAGTCACAAATGTCATTTCCACTACCAAAGAATGTCCAAGTACCATAACTTAAACCATCACAATTACATGCACTTGCATCACTAAAATCACTCATACAAGCAGTAAATGGAGCTTTTGTAGTAGTAGTACTAGTTGTGCTAGTAGTACTAGATGTTGTACTTGTTGTACTTGTTGTACTTGTTGTACTTGTTGTAGTGGAAGTAGTAGTAGTAATTTGGCATATTTCAGTACAAGTATTATAAGGAATACTTTGTAATACATTAGCAGCTCCTTCTGTAGATGCAGTTTTTACAAAGTAAACATAAGTATTACTACCATCTATAGGTTTATAAAACTTGTTTAAAACTGCAGTATAGCCTATAGGGAAAGATACTTTTATATTGCTATAAACAACTGTGCACTTAAAGCAATCATACATATCTGCTAAATAGAAGTTGTATGGTGATATTGTGGTGCTTGTTGTTGAAGTTGAAGTTGTAGTCGTCACTGGGGTAGGGTCTCTATAATAAACACCAGAACCAGTAAATGAGATTGAATAAGGGCTTACACTATTCATATTGCCACTAATAGAGTAATTAGATATAAAGCAAAAGCCACTTATATACTCATAAACACCACTTCCATTATCTATAGTGAATCTAATTGTAAATATGGTTCTATTTTTTTGCTCATTAGCAATATCGTCTATTGAATACCCACTTAAAGTCGTTAGCCCATCACAAGTAACATTCCAATTAGAAAGGTTTGTAGTAGGAAGTTTAAAATAAGCATTACTTGGACTAGCTAACTCAGCCACATCAGTAGTAGATGAAAATGTGCAATTAGTCGAACAAGCAAAGGGAACCTCTGTTGCAGGAATAGTAGAAGTATCTAACTTGTATAAAATAATATTTTCGCCTGAAACAACTCCCATTTGGCAAATTTACTAAGTTATTGTGTATGCTCCAACTCCAGTTAAACTAACTGAATAAGTTGAGGTGTTATTATTAGGGCCAGTAATAGATAAAGAATTGATAATGGCACTACCTGTAATAAGCACAGTAGTAGTACCATCGTTTATAGAAAACTTAATCCCTATTGATTCTTTACTTAATTGACTATTAAGCATATCCCTATACGAGTACCCTGTTAAAGATATTAAGCCATCGCAGTTGACAGTCCACCCAGCTACATCTATTTTAAATTCTCTAAAATAAGCAGATGTTTGGCTAGTTACTTCTACCTGGTTTACACTAACATCAAAGGTGCAGTTTGTAGCAGCACCAAAAACAGTATCTACACCTCCTACTGTTTTATACAATATCACATTTTCTCCGTTTACTACACTTGGCATATTAAAAATATTATTTTATGGATTTGTAAATTTATAGTAAGTAAAGTTTTTAATTGTTGCCAATATATCTGTATTAGAAATCTCTAATAAAGTACCAGATATACTATTATTAACATACTCAACAGTACAGTTTCCGAACATATATGGCTTATTAGCTACGCTTATTTGTGATGGGTCGGTATCTGTAGCCTTAATCAATTTAGAGGCATTCATATTAGGATAATTAGCATTTGTAGTAACAAAACTACTTACAGAGCCATCTATATTAATAACCTTTTTAGCAAAGCAATTTATATATTGTTGCAATACTAATGAATTTAAACTTCCACCTGTATAAGCCATACCATATCTAATCCATCCTTCTAGTTTTGTAGAAGTGCTTGATAATAACTCGCCCTCTGCTGTAGGAAATTCAGTTGTAGGCACATACCCATAAGGCAATTCTATTTCTTTTGTATATTGATTTTCGGCATTTATGTAAGCATTAAACTCTTGTTTTTCTGCTATATAGGTTGATGTTAAGTTAAAATTAGTTATTTGACAAGTATCTAAACCATCATTTACCCAACTTATATATAATTGCCCAGTATTTTTAGTTTTAGGAAGTGTAATACTAAATGCAGCTCCATCATTTCCTACATCAAATCCTGGTATTAAATAGCCATTACCATCATCAACAGTATTCCAAACAGGCTTACCACTTCCGTCTTTTAATAAATAGTAAGTAGATGAATCACCTATTACTTTTATTTTTAATCTACCAAACGCATTTGATATTGGGCTATTTGCACTTTTAAAAAACATTGAATATGTAAGGTTAACTGAAGCAGAAACCTTAGGTACGTTTTGCAGGTCTACTGTAGTACTCCCACCTCCTCCTACATATGTTATGTCTAATGTAGTAAAATCTAGTCTTGCAGGTGATGTGCTCCAATCAAAATATGTATAAGAAGAACCAGCACCAGTATTATATATAAAAAATGATTGAAAGGCTAATGGGCTAAGAGAATATACCATTAGATTTCCGTTATCAACTAAATTTTTATCATAGTTTATATTTTTAACTAGATTTATTTTATTGTAGCCTTTAAGCAATAATTTCATTTGACTATTGTCTATAAAATATAAACCGCTTGTATTACCTGTATAAGCTTGAATAGTACTAAGAGTATTTAAGTTGCTGCCACTTGATACAAGCCCACCAGCTGAATTGTATTGAGTAAAAAAATTAGTTTCATTAGCAAATTCATTTACAGATACTACCCACCACTTTCCACCTGCTTGAAATAATCTACAACCAAAAGACTTTATTATTTTTGTTAAAACATCATAACAAGACTCGTATGTATAATCTTGATTTTTGAATGTTCTTATAGGCAAGTATGTTTGATTAAAAGGCTCATATTGACTACCAGATGCTCTAGTTGTCATCCCTGTAGCATAATAAGAGCATACCGTCATTAAATTAAGATTTGTAGGAAAGTTTAATGAGTTTAAAGCTGTTAACATATAAGTAAGAAGTGACCTTACATTATTTGAAACATTGCTAACATTTGTTGTATATATAGGAATGTTAGCTAACATACCAAGCCCATCAACAGCATTGAACGATATTTGCCTTCTACCTGTACTAAATGATATTTGTATATTATCATTAAGTGTATATCCAACCCATTCTAAATCATCCCCTAGAAATAATTTAGCATGATATTTTCTATCATTACTACTAACAAAATCTGGCACATTGGCTAAATTGTCAGTAACATCTATTGTTACGCTTAATTGACTAGCAAAAATAGGCTCATATGGATCATCTGAATTTGGTAAATATTGTAAATTTATATTTACTCCTGGGTATTCAATAACTGTTGGGGCAGAGCCTAAGTCCTCTTGTAAATACAAATAAGCAGTCTTATTAGCTCTTGTAGCAAACGTAAATTTATATTTATTATAATATGCCATTATGCACCATTTCTTAAGTTTAATGATTTTTCAGACCTATTCAAAGCTAATACTAAATCGGTTCCTCTTAATACAAATTGCCCACTATTATCTGATGTTGGAGTAGTTTGTATTGTGTTAATTGCATTGGTTGCTTTTTTAGCATCAGTTCCAGTTCCACCACCAAATAAATCTGAAGCCATACCCATTCCTCCAGCTACTAAATTACCAAATGTAGCCACTGCCTTTCCAGGTTGAATTAAACCAGGTATTAAAGACATAATAGCTACTGCGATTGCTGCTGTAATAGCAACCTTTATTAATTTTTTAATAATGTCTTGAAATGCTCTACTTAAAACCTCTCCAAGATCTGCACCTTTTTCTAACAATAAATCAAAAGCTGGCCCTAAAGCATTCATAATACCAATACCTATTTGAACTGTTTGAGCCATCAATTCTTTAGCATTTTGTACCGCTGATTTAGTTTGTTGCATAGTTAAATCAACAAAGGCTTTATGTCTATCCTCATTGGTTAAGGTGTTATCCATAAATGCTGCGTTTAAATTAGCAGCCATATTATTTTGTGCAATTTTTATCTTTTCATAACTTCCTTCAGCTTCACTAACTTCTGTTCTATATTGGTCTTTAATTATAGCTAAAGTCTTTTTTGATATTTCTGCATCATTCTTAATTTGAAAAGCTAATTGGGCTTGTTGTTGTTTTTCTGCATTTTTAATATCTTCTTCATAACTGTCTGGGATTGGAGATACTGGAGCTAGTAAGCCTAATGCTGCTCTTTTCCTCATTTCAGACATTAATTTCTCAGTCTTTTTTAGGTTGTCTTGATATTCCTTTAAATCCTTTTTTGTTTTAGCTATTCCCTGCTTATCTTCAACAGTAGTTACTTTTACTCCACCTGACAAACTTTGGATTTGGTTTAAAATATCTTGCTCTTCTTTTTTTAAACCATTTATTAAAACTTGAGATTTAGCTTCTTTAACTTGCTGGTTTATAGATTCTTTTCTTTGTTGTTGGTCAGTTGCCCTAGCTATTCTATTAGCATTTAAAGCTTTACCAGTTGCTTGTATATCTTTTTCTTGTTGTGATAATATAACACCTTCAGCCTTTAATCTCTTTTCAATTATACCTTCTAATTCAGCTTGTTTTATTTTAACTGTAATTATTGTTCTTAAGCTATCTATATATTTATTATACGCTTTATCTAAGCCTATTACTGCATTTTTTTCTAAAACAAGACCATTAAATATTTCAGGATTTATCTTTTTTAATTGCTCTAATGCACTAAATTTTCTATTTCTGCTTTCTGTTTCATTCTTTATAACAGCTATTAAGCTAGTAACTTGAACTGCTTCATTTGCTGTTGATCTATAAAGACTATCAGTTGCATCTTTTTCCTTTTTTAATTGCTCTGTCCTTGCTTTTGCTGCTTCTGTAGCTGCTTTTGATTTAAAGGCACCCATATCATAAGCAGTATATAACGCAATTACTGCTGATGCTGCTAAATAAATTACACCAGTCATCCCAGCTATACCACCAACTAAAGCAGGTAAGTTATTTTGAATACCTCTAAATCCATAAGGTAAATCTTGTAGAACTAATGCAAGATTCATCATTTGCTGATTTGACTTTTTAACAGAATCGCCTGTCTTAGACATTTTATCAGCAGTCTTATCTATTTCATTACCTAATGTCTTTAATTGAGCTTGAGCTTCTTTTGAAGTAGTTTCTATTCCTTTTAGATAATCAGCAAATTTCTTAGCTGATGCAGGAACATTTCCTAAATCAAAGTCGAACTCAATTTTAACCATCTGATTATCTGCCATTATCCTATAAGTTTATTAATGTCCATATTTTTTAAGTACTGCCTTTAATTCATCTTCTTCCATTATTCTAGGCTTTACAAAGTTACGAATATCGCAATCTAACTCTATTAGATCTTCAGGTTTGACTTTTTTACCTTTAGGTAATTGAATGTTAATTAAAACTGTTGTCTGCCATCTAATCTTAATCCATTTCTGTTCTTCTTCGTGTCTTTGACCATACCACACAAAATCTAACTCAGCCATCGTCATCTCCCAAAACAAATGGGGAAGCACTTTGCACTCCCCCATTGTATATTTCTCTATGTCAATCCACTCTAATTTTTTTTTACTCCATCCTTTTTACTTGACTTTGTTGGGGCTGCTTCTAT